ATGCTTTATTTAATACTTTAAATAATTGTTGGACAGGTTGACAACTTTTTTTACTTATCTATTAGAAAAGTAGATAAAAATATAAAATATATAAAATAGGGTATATAAAAAGAAATATATAGTAGAGGAGTATGTCAAAAAAAACCTGTCCTCTTGTCCAAGGTATAATTTTTAAAAGGATTTTAGATAGTTTTGTTACGGTGAAAAGTTGTCTTGTAGATGTCACAAAACTTGTCCATTTTTTTAAAAGTTGTCCTTATAGAAGAAGGTAGTTTATGAGAGAAGATTTAAAACTTAAAAGAGGGGCTACTTTTATTGAATTTTACTATACAGGATTAATGATAGAAGATTCAAAGGAGTTAGTAGCTTATATCAAACAAAATAGATGGTACTTTGATAGAATGAGATCTGACATTCAAGAGCAATTTAGACAGAAGTATAGAAATTTGAAGAGAATGGAGGAGAAAAGTAATGGGGAAGAAGATAGATCCTAATGAATATGTAGGATTGGAGTTTACTAATAAGATTGGAGAAAGGTTTAAAGTTCTCCAATATCAATTCAAGGATAAAAATAATTACTGTTTTGATATTGAATTTCTAGGAACTCACAATATTCAACTAGCTACATTAAATCAGATCAGGAATCAAACTTGTGTTGACTTAGTTGAAAGAAAAAAAGTTAAAAGGATGAAGGTAGAGTTGCAATTAAGGGAGAGGACCAAGTTAGTGAGTAAGGCAAAAAATACTTGTGTGATTCCTAGTAATTTAAAAGATAAAAATGTATTGTCTATAGATTTATCTACTACATCCACTGGAATTGCTTATAGCAAGGCTGGGATCATTGTAAGATGGAAAACTATTAAATCTCCTTATACCGATTTTAGAGAAAGAGGATTTGAAATAGTAAAAGAGTTGGTGGAGATCCTGGAAAAAGGTATGGTTGATGTAGTGATATTGGAAGATGTTTATTTGGGACTTAATTCAAGTGTATTAAGTATGTTAAGTGAAATTAGAGGAATGCTAACATTTCATATAAAAAGGCTAGGGATTGATCTGTTGTTAGTTCCTGCTGTGCTTTGGAAAAATAGATTTGAAGGAGTGCCACTTCACAGGAAAGAGCAAAAAGAATTTATGATGAAAAAGTTTTTTGAATTTACAGGAGTTGAAGCTGACAGTGACGATAGTGCTGATGCTTATATGATGTTGAAGGCATGTTTGGAGGAGAAAAGATGAAAAATTTTTTAATAGATTTCTTAATAAAACTTGGAGCATCTGTATTTTATGGAATTTTAATATCAATAATATTGGTAGGTGGAAGCATAAATGGACATCCTATTAAAGGAATTTTAGGTATTTTAAAGGAGTGGTTTAAATGGTGAAAAATTTATTAATGATAAGTATCTGTATTTTAATTTTGTCAGCTTGTGGAGAAACTGAATATATAGAAAGAACTGGAAAAATAATCACTAAAGAATATACTCCAGCAAAAACAGAAACTGAAAAAACGTTTCGTTTTTTTGGAAAAACGTCAATGCTTGTAACTAATATTAGGGTTATTCCTGAAAAATATGTTTTAAAAGTTTCTTATGTAGTAGAAAAAGAAAGAGAAATAGAGGTACAAAAGAGGAATATGAAAAGTCTAATATTGGGAAAATTATAAGTTTTAAAGAAGAAAAATAATAGAGTCAATAGGAGGGAAGAAAAATGACTAGAGAAGAATTTGTAAATTTAGAGGCAGGAAGAACATTTGAATTAGGTTGCAGGAAATTTATGATTGTAGAAACTGATGATGAAAATCTGTGTGATAATTGCTTTTTTGATGGGAACTGGAGAGATTGTGGAAAAATGATGAAGGAAAATTTTATTCCAGAATGTTGTTGGGAAGATAGGGAAGATGAAAAAAATGTTATTTTTATAGAGGTGGAAAATGATTGATAATGTTAAGAGTCCAAAACACTATAAGCTTGATGGATTAGACATAGAGTCAATAGATGTTATAAAGGCTATCCTAGGAAGAGAAGGGTTTAAAGCTTTTTGCCATGGAAATGCTTTGAAGTACTTAACTAGGGCTAATAAAAAGAACGGTATAGAGGATTTTGAAAAGGCTAAGGTATATATTGAATGGTATATTAAGGAAAATAAGGTGATTGACTGATGGCATATGTAATACAATTTAATGAACAGCATAAATGGTGTGGACATTTTGGATACATTGTTGAAAATAAGAGTAATGGAAGATTTTTGATAAATGTTAGCTTTATAAAAAATAATAAAGTGGAAAATGCTTATATATTTGCAAATTCATGGGAGTTTGACATAATTGGTGAAACTACTTTGATTACTGCAAGAGATGCAGAGGAGAATGATTAAAATGAGAGTTGAAATTATTCAGATTGATAATTGTTATGCGTTAGAAAAAGCAATTAATGATTTCTTAAAGCAAAATGATTTTATAAAAATAATTGATATTAAATACACTGCTGCTGTACTTGATTATAGAATTTATTATTCAGCTATGATTATATACGAAGAGGTGCTAGATGAATAAGAAACTTTACTTAAAAAAAGGATACAAAATAAGATTAGAAATAGACAGTAAAAAAGCTGTTTTAGATGATATGAGAGCAACATTAGATGGGTTAAAAGCTATTAGAATATCTGAAAAAGTCCAAGGTGGACCTCTGCCAAGTGATGAAAATATGGTAAATAGAATAAATAAAGTTATTGAAGAAGAAAAAAAGTTAGAGAATCTTTATGATTTTATGTCTGATTTATCAAAAGAGATAGATAAAATTGAAGATGTGGTAGAAAGGGCATTACTAAGATATAGATATTTTTTAGGACTGACTTGGGAAGAAATAGCAGATAAGATGGGTTATTCTTTAAGACAAGTACACAGAATTCATAAAAGTGCTCTAGAAAACTTTTAGACTTTTTATCAATAAAAATAGTCAAAGTGTTATAAATACTTTGACTATTTTTGTAAGAGATGTTATATTAAATAATACTAAAAAATAAGGGTAGATTTTTTTGAGGGGGAGTTAAAATGACAGAGAGATTGAGGGGAATATGTTCATTAATAGTAAGATTAAAACCAAATACTTCAAATTTAGTTTTACAAAAGTTGTTGTATTTTGTTCAAGCAGCTTCATTATATTATCTAAAACAACCAGCCTTTAGTGATGAAATAGAAGCATGGCAATATGGTCCAGTTGTTCCAGAGGCTTATAGGGAATTTAAATATAACTATGAAGAATTGAAAAATTCACAAGAAATAGGAGAAACCGAGATAAGAAGAATTGTAGAAATAATAATATCTGGATTAAGAGATAAAACAGCATTTGACCTAGTAAATTTAACTCATTCTTATTCATCATGGAAAGAGAGTTGGGAAATAGGACCAGGAATGACAATTTCTCAAGAAAAAATAAGAGAATGTCATAATAAAATAGCTAGTCAAAAGAAAGGTTTTATTTTTTAAGGAGGATTTAATGAATGAAGATTTAAGTAATTTAGCAAATTTGGAGAGTGAACTAGAAAAATTAGAAATAAAAGATGAATTTTCTAACAATTTAGAGGATTATTTTATAAAATTAATTGAAGTAAATAAAGAATTAAA